TTATTGGCTCTGGGAGTGAGAAGCCGTTTCCGTATCGCGTTCGACCCTGACGATGTTCCCGTCGTAGTCGATGAGCAGAACGTAGTCGAGACGTCTGCGTCGAAGCGATGACCGTATGTAGTCTTTGCAGGCTTCGGCGTCCAGTTCCGTTCTTTCCTTTTGCAGATGAATGACTGCGGCGTCTCCTTGGCGGGCTGCGGATCGGAGAAGCTGGTCTATGGTGTTTTTGCCGTGTCCTTCCGGCGCTTTGAAGTCCACTCGTTTACCGTTGATGATGGCGTCTGATGTCTTCACGCCTTGTTTGTCGCTTCTTTCGCGCACTGTCACGGCAAACCCGTTGTCTTTGAGGGCGTCGAGCGTTTTGCGTTCGTGCTTCTGAAGTTCAGACCACGCCCTTGCGCTTTCCACGGAGGGTTCCGGCGTGGTGCCGTCGTACAGCCATCGACGGTCGCGCTGGCTCATTTCCTCGGTGATGCGATGCGTCGTCCACAGGTTGTAGTCGTCTATCTCGTCTTCGTCTTTACCTGCGTCCTTCATACGGGCGACGTATTTTCCATATTCGTCGCGATTGAGCATGCCGGCGATCGTCTTGCGGCATTGCAGGTATCGGGCTTTCATGCCTTCCGGGTCGTAGCCTTTGACGTGGGCTTCTCCCCAACTGGATACGATGCGGCAGTCGTCGTTCTTGTGATATCGATTGTCCCGTCCGCCGGCCTTTTCCTCGCTCCAGTAGACGAAGCCTCGCGAGGCCATGAGGATGCAGAACGCGCAGGTCGGGCCGACCGGAACGCGGGCGTAGCGCGGTTGCGAGGGATCGTGCTCGCCGTTGAATTTGGCCGTGAGTCGTGCCGTGACGCCCACGATGTCGGCGGCGAGGTTCATCCATTCGTCTTGTCCGTATCCGTCGGTCTTCATGGCCCATAGGTCGTCCATCGTCAGCCCAGCGCGACTGCGGTGGTTGATGACGTCCACGAATTTGAGTCCGACGTGGTCGGTGCTGTTGTATCCTCCGACGATCTGCCAGAAGGCGCGATCCGCGCTCACCTGCGACGGTTCGTAGGACGGCAGTTCCACGCCGGCGGCTTCGGCCCATGCGGATCGCACCGCGTCATAGTAGTCGTTGGCGACTTGGTTGGCGCGATCCGCGTAGGTCTCGAACACTTCCGTGCGAAGGTAGTGCAGCGGGTCTTCAAAATTGTCCCACGCAACTCCGGCCGCGAGCTGCTTGGCCTCAAGGGACAGGTCGGCGAGCGCGTCCTGATAGTCGTCCCAGAGGTCGTCAAGATGGGTTTGGAATGCTTGGCGCTGCTGTGGAGTGAGGTTGTTCAGCGGCAGGTTGGCCGGTTTGCTGCTCATTGGCTTCGGCCTCCTTGCCGTCGGTCTTGGCGATCGTCAGTTTGGCTCTGAGCTCGTCGATGGATTGCTGGGTGCGCTGTTGGCGTTCGTAGGTTCGGTGGGCTTTGATTTCGTCCCATGTCAGGCCGGCGCGGCTCAGGCCCACGTCGCTGTCGGCGAAGGCGGGGTTGGTGGATGCGACCTTCTGGTACCAGTCGGCGCGGGCGGCGTCGCTGGCTTCCTTGACCGGTGCCCAGATGGGTCGCAGTTCGCGCAATGCGTCGGGGTCTGCGCCCTGATAGGCCAGTGCGATGCTCATGGCTTCCTTCAACGCGCGGCCGAAGCGTTTGTTTTGCCGGTCGGCGGTGCGGGAGAGCTTGCGTTCGGCTTCGGCCATCGCCTCGGCCGAGGCGGGATTGTCCATCGTGATGCCGAGGTCGTTGACGGGGATGTCGGTTTCGGAGCTGACCATGAGGGCGATGGTGCGCAGCATGTCGGCGTGCGGGGTCATGGATGCCTGCTGGAGCTGCTGCATGGTGGGCTTGTCGCCGTTCTTGTTGGCGGGCATGCCGTTCATGACGCTCACGATGCTGCTCCATGTGTCGTCGGTGAACTTCTTCGACGCTCCGATGAACCACACGCGGGGGGCTGCATAGAATTCGGCGGTGGCCTCCATGCGCACCATGGTTCGCAGGCCGAAGTCGGTCAGGTTCATCAGTGTGCGGGTGATGCGGCTGTTGCCCAGCGGATGGTAGGACTGGGCGTCGTTGACGAGGGGCACGACGCTTGGCCGGTCGAGGTTGGTTTCGATCGTCCGCGCCGTCCACGGGCCTTCGCTGTCGTCGATTTCGTAGACCTTGCCGGGCAGCCATACGGTGAACGCGGTGATGCGCCCGGTTCTGTCGTCCTTGTCGGTGATGGTCAAGGCCGAGCCGAGACGGCGGCGCCGGCGGTCCCAGATGCCCGCGCTCCAGTCCGCCGAGCGGGGCAGCATGAGGATGCGGCCGGGTTCGTCGGGGTCTTCGTACACGGTGATGAAGCTGCATCCGTGGATGTAGGCGCTGGTGATCGCCTCGGAGATGTCGGTGTCCCATGCGTTGTCGTCCACGAGCTCGTCCACCTGCGCCTGCAGCGGGTCGGGCGCGTCGAAGCCCTCGAACACGTTGAGGTCGGCGAGCGCTCGGACTGCTTTGTTGGGCCATCCGATCATCGGTTTGGCGAGGGCGCGCATTTCTTTGGGGATGCTGTAGGCGACGCCGTTGTATCGGTATCGGGCTTGGTAGTATTCGGCTCTCAGCATGTTGCGTGCGTAGTGGTCGCGCCATGTTGTGAGGAGTTTTTGGATGGTGGGCATGTCGTCGTCTTCGACGCCTTTGATGCGGGTGATGTTGGCGGATTGGACGGCGAGGTAGGCGTCTTGGGTGGCGGGGTTGGTGATGGCGACGCCGTTGTGGTCGGTGGCGGGCATTAGAACCATGTCTCCGTTTCTTGGGTGGGGTCTCTTCTGGTGGTCATGGCCCCGTGGAGGGCTAGGGTGACGGCGTTGAGCGGGCTGATGTCGGTGTCGTCGTCGGGTCGGTTCCATCCGAAGAGGCCGTTTTTGCCGATGGGGCGTGTGGTGGCTTTGGCGGCGGCTTGCCAGAGTGGTTGTTGGCCGTCTTCGGGCAGGTGGGTGAGGGTGCCGTCTCTGAGCATGTCCTGGAGGCGTCCGCAGGCGCGGCCCATGTCGGTGGCGGCGGTGACGGTGACGGTGACGCCGGCCTGGGCGAGGTCGGGCAGGAGCGCGGTGGCGGGGCTTTGCCCGTCGATGACGAGCGCGGCGGTTTGTTCCCAGACCTTGTCGATGAGGTTGACGGCCCACATGGTGCCGTCGTGGTTGGTGTCCCTGTATTCGGCGAGTTCGATGTGGGCGGTGTTGTCGTCGTAGCGCATGCATGCGCCGATGGTCAGGCGTGTGCGTGTGGGGTTCATGTCGATGCCGAAGCTCATGACGCCGCCGGGGCGGCGGCGCTCGATGGTGGCTTCCTCCCATTGGCGGCGGTCGATGGCTTGGCTGAGGGCGTGTTCGTCCCAGATGCCGAGGGCCTCGCGCCGGAAGTCGTCGCCGGTGAGGTTTTCCCACAGGTTGGCGATGGATTCGTCGCTGGTGTGGGCCGGGTAGCTGGGGTTGGCTTTCCTCCATTGTTCGCGGTCGAGGGGGTCGGCGTCGCGGTCTGCGGTGAATTCGACGTAGAGGGTCGAGTGGGTGCGGCCGGCGCGCGCTTTGTCCCTGAGGCGGGTGAACGCTTCGCCGTTGTCCCTTGGGCCGGGCGGGGTGCCCATGTAGATGGTCTGGGGGTTCCAGGCGCGGTTCTGTGTCGGCAGCATCGACGCCATCGCCGAGTCGGACAGGTGCTGGGCCTCGTCGATGACGAGCAGGGCGATCTTCTTGACGCCGCGCAATGCGCCGCGTTCTCGCGCGCGGAAGAAGATGCGCGACCCGTTGCGGAAGCGTATTTCCTCCTTGCCGGCGGCCAGGGATATGCCGTGGTCGGGGTCAACGAGACCGCTCATTTCGGGGCGCAGGACGATCGCGCACAGGCTTTCGAACGTGTCCTTGATGACGCTGAAGTGCTGGGCCGTCCACACGATGCGCATGCCGGGGGTTCGGGCGGAGCGGTGTATCGCGATCCAGCCGATGTCGTAGGTCTTGCCGGTCTGGCGCGGGATCGACAGCACGGCGTTGCGGGCGCTCCAGAAGCCGTCGGCGCTTTTCGCGAGGATGATCCGGTTGATCTGCCGCTGCCAGACGTCGAACTGGTCGCCCGCCGCTGCGGCGAGCCTGTTGAGGCTCGGCTCTCCGCTGGTGTACAAATCGTCGGGGATGATCTGGCAGCTCGCCCCGTCAATCCTCATGTTCATCCAATCGTTCGTCCTCCGTGTCCAGGGCCTGCATGGCCGGATCGTGCCCGTTCGACGCCTTGTCGATCGCCTCGATCTCGGCGCTCATGTCCGCCAAGCGTTTCGTCAGACTGGCGAGGTCGCGTGAGCTCATCGACCCTTCGTCGAGCTTTTCGGCGATCAGGTTGCGCATCGCCACCAGGAGGCGGCGGCGACACCCGGAAGCGGCGGCATTGCTGACCCTATGGGACTTCGACGAGCCCTTCGAGCGAGGGGTTTTCGACGTTCTGGACACCAAGACGGCCTCCGTTCAAGTGTGGAAAAAAGCCCGGGGGAAAAACGGCGCTTTGCCCGTGGTCGCCCCGGCGGGGCCGGGTGGGGTCTACTCCCCACCCCCGAACCAGTCCGAGCATCGGATCGGCCCGGCCGAGACCGGCGCGATGCGCTGCGGGGCTTTGCCCTGGGCGATGAGCTGGGCGACGCGCTCGCGCGCCCATGCCAGACTGTGCGTGCCCTTGATGGCGTTGCACCATCGGTGCGCGGGCCCGCTGTTGTCGTGCGTGAGCGTGCCGCCGCGCGCCAGGGCGATGGTCTCGTCCACGACGAAGCTGTATGGATGCGGTGCCTTGAGCTCGTAGTCGATGGGCCGATGGCAGATGTAGCAGTCGGCCCGCATGTGCCGCCACCGCTCGCGCTCGCGCCGGCGGCGATAGCCATTGCTGTACCGCGGATTGCCCACGCACGCCTCCAATCGAACGCCTGTACGGATCGACAGACTGCGCTCGCCGGCGGGAAGAAGAGGAAAGAACCGCCGGCGAGGCGTCTGTCTGTGGTGGTTTCTCGGGTGCCGCATACGCCGCCGGTTGCGCACGGTGCCGGCGGCGGCTGGCGGATGGTGCGGGATTCGAACCCGCGAAGCATGAGGTCGGTTGTCATGCCTGCCCGCCTAGCAAGCGGGTGCCTTCGACCGCTCGGCCAACCATCCAAGGGGATCGGATACGAAAAAAGCCCATCCCCGATGGGACAGGCTTTTCCGATACTCCGATTACACGCGACAGCGTAACACGAAACCGTCTCACGTTCAAACGTCGCCGCCGTCGCGCTCGGCGCGATCCTGCGCACAGGCCAACAGCTCCATGATGTTCCACTCCCAATAATGCCGGTCGATGCGCCGCGTGGACGGCATCTTGCCCCGGCTGCGCCAGTTCGCCAAGTCCTTGCCCGTCACGCTCACACCCGTGTTCTCCCGCACCCATCGGGCGGCGTCGGCCTGCGTGCGCGTGATGTGCATGAGCCCCGCGCCGCGCAGGTACTCCAACCGCACGCGCTTCAAGTCGAGCCATGCGCCGCATTCGGGGCACACCGCATACCGCGCGGAGCGGGCGGCGTAGATCGGCGTGCGTATCGGCTC